CAACAGACTGACCGTTTTGCATCTGCCAAAGTTTAACTAGATTGTTCAAACCTACTCTCTCTTTTGGCTGTGTTGTGAATTGCAAGAAATCATTTATGTCATTATCTGACATCTTGTATGTTCCCCTTAATTCATTCACACTGTTTTGCATTTGCATTTCAGACTGTATCTGTTGCTGTTGTTGGGATAATGCAGACTGCAATCTCTGCTGAACCATATTCTCTATTTTGTTATTTACATATCGTCCAGATTCAGAGTTTTCATCTGTAAAAGCATCCCAAGGATTGAAATCGTCCTTACCGACTGTTTGCTCTGGTTGCTGTTGTGTTTGTTTTCCGGCAATACCATCTTCAAGAGTTTTTACCAAGTCTGGTCTCTGCTCCAGTAATTGAAGGATTTGAGCACCTTGTTGCAATTTAGCATTTTCGGCCTGAGCACGATCATACATAGATTGAAACTTTTTAGCTTCTGCTTCATAATCTATAGAAGTAGACTGTTCTTGTGTAGGTTCTTGATTTTCAGCTACAAGCTCTGGGCCTGCCTGCTGACTGATAATATCCTCTTCAAAAGCACTATTAGCACCGGGCTGTTCGCTAGGGACATTCACTTCCTGTTGTTCTAGTGTTGACATAGTTTCTCCTTAGATGTCTTTAGGCTTCTGGAGCAGAACTGACTTTTCTCTGAACATCTTTCAGATTATTAGCCAATTTCTCAACCTCAAGCTTCACCTCATTTTCTAGTTTTCCACGTTGTACCCTTCTATCTGCTTTAGACTCAGAATTGATTTCAGACAGTCTAGATTTAAACTTCTCAACTTCAACTCTCTTTCTATCACTGACAGACTCTCTTTGGGCAGTTTGCAAGTCACCCTGCAAATTCTTTATCTGTTCCTGCATTGCCTGTATTTGCTGTTGTAACAACTGCTTCTCTTCTGTTCTACGCATAATACCTTCCTTGTCAAACAACTCAGGATTCTTTTTTAACACCTCGTAACGATCAACAATTCCTAACTGAAATGCCTCTAAGTAAACAGCAAGCTCTGCATATTTACTAGATGGCAATGTTGATCCGGGCTCAATTCTTACATCATGCTGATCTAACATGTGTCTTTCTTTCTTTAAATCTAACACAGCTTGGGAAACATCTGTATAAAAATTTGCCATAACTTCAGTTATATTGTTATTTGGCTGTGCCAATCTAAAAATCTTTTTGTATGTGTAGTGACCTTTGGATAGGTTATACAATACCTTACCCAATTTATTCATACTAAACTCTATGTCTCTGAGTTTAGACTTTGGTCTTTCACTACCCAAAGCTATCATTCTTTCTGTAGCTCTCATAGTCTCTGGAGCTTTTTCTGCAAAGCCATGCATCATCTCAGGAAGACCAAATATAAAGTCTATATAAAACTCTGACTGCTGTATCAACCTATAGAACTCACCAGCTAAAGGTTGAGGGGCTGGGTAGTGCGGTTCACCTTGGGATGAATCAACTTCTATTACGGCATTGGGGTTTGCCCAGTCTTTCTCTAACTGATCTATATCGTCCACACTACCCAAAGGAACTAATAATTTTAATCCTGCTGAAGCTTGTGCATGAGACAATGCCAGAGACCATAATTTATTTAAAAGCCTTTGCATAGGCCTAGCTCTTGACACATCTGATTTGGGATAAGGAGTGCCAGTCCAGATATTTGGAAGGGGCACTATGGGATATTCATCGGTATTAAGTATCTGTTCATACAGCACAACCTCACCCATGGATGCACACACCTTTACACGAGTTTGTAAAACTTCTATCGTTGTAAACGCTCCAATGTCAAAAGCATCTGAATTTTCCTCAAAGAACTTAGTATACTCCTCCTGAGAAAGAATATCTTCTTCTTGAGTCTTCATGTCGATAACCCTGTAATAAGGAACTTTTACTTTGAAAAATCTTTCTAATACCTGATACTTCTTTACTTGATAATAGTCTTTATCTTTTACATCTGCTGGTGTAAATACTACCATTGAGTTTTTATTTTGAGAAGATGGATAATCTTCTTCATCGTATGTAAATCCAGATATATCGTTAATTAGACCGGGTATTGTTTCTCCTGTTTCTGGATCAACTCTATCTCCTAATTCTGGGTAGAGGTTGACGGCTTGCTCACCTGTTAAGATGGTGGAAAGGATGATACCATCAGAATCGCTAAACCAACGATCACGAGAGCTAGGAGAAGCATATACTCTAAACGGATCGACATAGGTAAACTTAACGTCACCTCTACCAAAATCTGATTCTCTATCAATGTAGGCGTATAGATAACCCATTCCTGTGGTAGCATAATCCTGTATAGCCTGTTTCATTTGCCAGTCACCATCAGAGTTTTGCCACACATAGCCCATGATTGTTCTCCATAGAGTAGCGACCTGCACGTCTGAGTCTTCTCTTGGAGTCAATGTAAAAGCTGGTGCTCTTGCAGTTAAGACTGCTTTAAATTTTTCAATAGCCGCAGATACACGATCCATAGGTATGTCTGCCTGATTACGCTGTGATAGCTCATCAGATTCATCTTGGCTAAAATGATTACCTAAATAAAAATCAATATCCTTACGAGCTTCTGTATCCCAGTCAGAGCGTGAGTCACGCCACTGTCGGTACAGTTCATCGTTATATAATGCTCTTGGGTCTTGTTCCATGTAAGCCTATTGAGACATTCTTTGCATTTGTTGCATGTTTAAAAACTCCATTAAATCTCTTACTTTCATGGAGTCTGCTCTAGTAGGAGGCATTGGGTTCATTGGCATATAGTCTACAGATTCTCCTGCACCAGCCTGTCTTAAGCTATCTATCAAAGCCATTAACTTCAAGCTATTTCTTGCTTTATTAACTGTATCCTGTTCTATGCTATCTTGTAACATCATGGCTTGATTTCTCACAGCACCTAGTGTGCTACCCTCATACATAGAAGGGTCTGCTTGTCTAGCCCCAATCTGTAGCGGATCCATAGGTTGAGGTGGCAACATTACACCTCCACCTTCTTGATACCCCATTATCTTTTTCTTTTTAGCCATTCCACCACCCATCATACCCATGAGTGAGTCATCTACCATACCACCTTTCATCATACCACTAACACTTCGCTTGTCCCCTTTGATGTCTGGGTCTCTCAACATTTGTAATACAGATGACAAAGGTATTGAATCTTGTGGGGATTGCTCTTGCGATTGAATCGCATTAATTAAAGCCATTGCGGATGCTTTTTCTAAATCAGAAACTTTGGAACTTGGAACCTGACCCTGACCAAAGTAATATCTTTTTCCACGTCCAGAGGGCTCATTCATTTCATACACACCCTGAACAGCCATTTCTGGAAACTCACTAAATTGAGTTAAAATACTTCTAGCATCTCTAGAATCTATTGCCCTTACAGACGATGGCAAAACCTTCCCACCCATCTGCATATAACCCATACGGTTTCTTACCTTTTCTGGTAACTTACCTAAACCGGGATTGTCTTCTGGTACTGGTTTTAACTGCCCACCTTTCTCCATCATCATCATTTTATCTTTGACCATACCACCGTGGCCATACTGATCCATCACCATACCGCCACCACGATAAGGCCCCATCATTCCTCCACCAGCCATAGGTTTCATAGAGGGCTTAACCATTCCACCGCCATACATGGGCTTTATATTTTTTAATAGGTTCATTGCCATTTCATTGTCAATAGCATCGTGAGCCCCACCTTTTGATTTGTTATTCATAAATTCCAATTTCTCAACTCCTATTGCTTCAACTGCATCTGGTGGAAAATAAATCTCACCATTTGTTAATATTACGTTCTGGCTGTTTGCCATATCTTTTTTATCCGCACTGTATTTTCTTGCTAGCGGCTCTAGTTGCGGATACATCCTAGAGCTTTGATAATTCATTATAAAAGAACCTGTTGGTATTTGTGCTTTCCTTGTATCTGTAGTGCCGGGCATTATTCTTTAATCTCAAAATGTGGAAAGTCATCAAAGCGATTATCTTTTACTTCCCATCTACCTTTCTCTTCATACATGTCCCAGTTTCCACCCCATCTTATCTTATAGCCCATGCTCCTACCAATGCCAATAACGAACCCAGCAAAGAGGGTTTGTCGCTCCCTGTCCTTCCAATCCACAGGATAAGGGGTAACGTCAACGGCTTTAGAAGGGCTAGAATTATGCCTACCATTAGGATACCTAACCTTAGTACGTTTTTCATCATATAGTTTATTTTGCCTCTCCTTACTTCTGTGACCTTCCAGTATAGAGCAGTCTACGTGCTTAATAACCTCATTAAACACCTTCTGCAACCTTTCGTCACAAGTTGCTAATCTTTTTTTTGATCTTGTTGAGTACCTTGGCATGTGTGTATTTAGCTATCTTATGTTAACAATAAACGATGTAATAGTGCAACATTTAAAGTCTAGAACCTGTCATCCAGTTGTATGCTTTGTTTTGTATCTTGCGTATAGGATGATTATCAACGTTTTCAATAGATTCTAGTTTAGCCCTGCTACTCTTTGGTGCTTTGGCAAAGTAGTCTGCATAATACAAAGCATCCATAACATCATCATTTCTAGGCTTAGGATGCTCAAAGAACTCATCTACTAGCTCTGTCATCTCTCTTTGTATATACAACTTCTTAGAATTGACAATAGGGCCAAGGGTAGTTTCCAACCTGTCTTGTTTTTTGATTCTAGCTGGAGGCTTAACTCCCTTAAATATACCCGGAAGAAGTCTTTTCTCTTTTGCGGAAAGCCGTGTAACCATATCCCGAACCATCTCCTGTGCCGCAACTGTCTCAATCGTGACTCTACGTACAGGACTGTATTTGTTTGCAAGTTTAATAATCTCCTTCGGAACATCGAATGTTGGTATACGCTCACGAAAATACTCCAATACATACCGATTATTGCTGGAATCAATGCCCATGACCAGTATGACTTGATAATCAGAAGTTTCTGAAGCTGTTGCCGCAAGGTCAACACCCATGTATATGTTGATCGGTATCGCATCTTCACCGTCTATAAGGTAGTTAAATTTATTTTTACATTCAACTCTGCCGTTGTAGTATTGTATTCTGTCTATCTTAAACGATGCACTGGTAACGTCTCTAGCATCATTCATATACTCCTGAGCAAACTTATTGACCAAACCAGCTTCAATAAATTCTCTTTTCTTTGCATCTAGTTTTTCTTTGCTAAATTGAGACTCCCATAAGGGTCTGCCATCTTCTATGGCTCTATAAAAGTTTACGTCCCAAGGATATGTCCTTTTGTCCTCTTTTGCCTTTTTCCAACCATCATACGTCATTTGCAGGTAAGAGTCATAGTGTACAATAGTCCCAGAAAGCCATATCCAGCCCTCCTTGCCCGGTGTTTCTTCTAAGGCAGGGTACACTGTGGATACGATCCACTTCTTGATGTCTGCACGCCTTTCTGGCGTTTTTGTGTTTAGTTCTGATTCAAAGTCATCAAGAACAATACCAGTATATCGCACATCTACTTCTGCTCTACCTCTAAGCCTTTGTGATGTACCTTTGGATATTACCCTGTCACCTTTAGGTGTAACTAAATCTTTTTCTGTCCAGCGTTTCCCTACACTACCACCATCCATATTACCAAAGTAGTATCGTATCATTTTGTTGTTTTCAAAGTGAGAACGGATATACTTTAGATGGTCTATGGCCTGTGACTGTTCTTCCGATACCCATGCAATAAAATGTTGCTGGTCATCAGCCGCAAAGCAAAGTTTATGCATGATAGCGGCTTTGGCTACTACAGACTTCCCATGACCTCTTGGTATAATATTGCATATCCTAGCTCCGGGTCTTGTATCTATCATCTTTTGACCCATTTCGTAATGAAAGGGTGCTGATTCTGATTTCTTTAGAAAGTCATTAGGAAGAAAGGCTCTGCCAAAGTAGATAAGGTTGCTATATGCTTTTGCTAGTACCTCATCTCGCTTATCCATCTCTGATGAAGGTGGGGTAATATTGAAACTCATTAGTAGGTAGGAGCCTCTAGTAACCTATTCAAGTTTTCTTGTAAAGTAGAACCAGAATACCTGCGGCTTTGCGGTCTGTACTTTTTAAACATTTCATTCATTAATTTAATTTGATCTGTTGTTTCAGAACTTCTTATTATTGGTGCCTTGGCTTGGGCTAACTGATTTAAGATTTTAGCCGCATCAAATCGTTGTCCAGCACCTTGTGGAAAAGACAACAAATCTATAAGCTTAATATTCTCAATGGGTATTTTATCTCTTATCCTTTCTTCAAATTCAAATTTAGGATTCATTTGATTTGGGTATGTTCCATGTATTTTTTTATAACTTTCAAGTGTTATTGGTGGCCTACCGTAATCATTGAGGGTTTTAGCATATCCGGGCATACCACCAGTATCAGCATATGGCTTTATGTTAAATCCTTTTCTAACCATTTCATCCCTATCCAATATAAACCTAACATCTGTACCTATGCTACTGTGAGGTCTTGATGTAAACATAGGGTCTCTGGTAACAGAAACAGCTCTAGTACCTCCAATTAAATTTTTACCCGGAAACTTTCCAGTGCCATATATATTTTTAGATTTTAGTATGTTAGTAGCACCTTGACTGGTTGTGTAATGAGATACTGGATTTCGCAAACCAGTTTTTTCTAAGAGTTTTTT